CGCTGGCAGCAACGGCGGCGGCCCCCTTGACAGGCGGTACGAATGGAACCATAAACGGCACAGCTTATCAGACCTATCTTGATAAGATTGAAGCCTATACTTACAACACAATGGGCGTTGTGGTTACAGATGATACCACAAAGGGGCTATTTGCTTCTTTCGTCAAGCGATTGCGCGATGAAATGGGTATCAAGTTCCAGCTTGTGCTTTATAATAAGGCGGCAGATTATTACGGCATTGTCAGCGTGAAAAATAAGGTGCTTGATGATGGCTTTAATGAAGCATGCCTTGTTTATTGGGTTACAGGTATTTGCGCTGGTTGTGAGGTGAATAAGAGCAATCAGAATAGGGTTTACAACGGCGAATTTACCGTTGATACAGACTACACACAGAATGAATTGAAGAAGGCGATTAAAGCCGGGGAATTTACACTTCACAAGGTCGGTTCTGATATTCGTGTATTGGAAGATATTAATACTATGGTTACTACTTCCGATACACAGGGCGATATTTTTAAAGACAATCAAACTGTACGTGTAATGGATCAAATTGCTAATGATATTGCGGTATTGTTCAACACAAAGTATTTGGGCATTGTTCCCAATGATGCAGCGGGGCGGATTTCCCTTTGGTCAGACATTGTGAAGCACCATGAACAGTTGCAGGAGATCAGGGCGATTGAAAACTTTTCGGATTCTGATGTAACTGTTACACAAGGCAGTACAAAGAAATCCGTTGTGGTTAGCGATCTTGTAACAGTTGTGAATGCTATGAGCAAGCTGTACATGACCGTTACAGTAGCATAAGAAAGGAGCAAAATAGAATGAATGGCAACGTAGTAATGAAAGCCAAAGATACTGTATTTGCAGCGTTGGCTGAATGCTTTATTACAATTGGAACACGTCGATATAATTTTATGCAGGCTATCAATCTTGAAGCGAAGTTTGAGAAAAGCAAAGCAGAAGTTCCTATTCTTGGCAGAACGGGGAAAGGGAACAAGGCTTCTGGTTGGAAAGGCACAGGCAGTGCAACCTTCCACTATAATACGTCAATTTTCCGTCAAATGATGCTGCAGTATAAGGACACCGGGGAAGATATTTATTTTGAAATTCAGATTTCAAATGAGGATCCCACTTCTGGAGCAGGCAGACAGACAATGATTTTGATGGATTGCAATATTGACGGTGGAGTGCTGGCAAAGTTTGATGCAGACGGTGAATATCTTGATGAAGATATGGATTTCACCTTTGAAGATTTCAAGATGCCGGAATCTTTTAAGGATCTTGAAGGGTTTCTTACAAATTAAGCGAACAATGTTGGAATTTTTTTGCCATTCGCGTGACAAATTCCTATATATATGATATAATACACTATCATATATAGGAGGACTTTCATGGGTATGTCTAAAAAGATTTGCAGCATTTGTAATGAAAATAAGAAAAAGAAAAAACTATTAGATGGATTTGTCTGCAAAAGTTGTCTTGATAAATGTGGTTTGTTCCAGTTTCAGTTCTCTCCAAAAAAAGTTTCGGCTGATACGATCAGAAAAGCAATTGCAGCATCTGAAATCAATAAAGAACGGTTAGCAATCTTTAAGCCAACTACAAAGATTAAAAAGTGTATTAGCTTTGACGAAAATAATAGATTGTGGAAGCCCGATATCAATGTGGTTTTTAGGTATGAAGATATTGTCAGCTTTGAGACCGAGGTAAACAAAAAAACAGTAACCAGCGGAAATGCTGGAAAGGCAGTTGTCGGTGGTTTATTGTTTGGCGGCGTAGGGGCAGTTGTAGGTGCATCCGGGAAAAAGAAAACGAAAGAGGTGGTTACTGGATCCATGTTAAACATAATCACCAGAAATGAAATGTATCCGGTTGTGAACATATATTGTCCGCCGCCAAGTGTTGTAGCGCAGCTTACGATAATTTTAGATTCGTTAAATAACGCATCCATAGGCATAGATGATGCATCCGATGCAGACGAAATCTTGAAATACAAAAAGCTGTTGGATGATGGAATAATCACAAATGAAGAATTTGAAGCGAAAAAGAAACAATTATTGAATCTGTAAAAATTTAATAAACAAAAAAGAGAGTCTGTATTCAGGCTCTCTTTTTGTATAAGTATGAAAGGAAAAGCATAGAATGTCTAAGTTTGCAAAATTTATGAAGGCTAACAAAGCCGAAAAGGAAAATGGGTTTTACCCAGCAACAAAATCTCTTTGTGATGAGAATGGAAGTCCTCTTGAATGGGAATTCAAACACATTTCTTCCAAGGAAAATGAGGAAATTCGGGAAAGCTGTACTGTCGATGTTCCTGTTACGGGCAAGCCGAACATGTACCGTCCAAAGTTAAAAGCCAGCTTTTATATCCAGCGTATGATCGCAGCTTCTGTAGTGGTACCCGATTTATATGATTCCGAATTGCAGGACTCTTACGGCGTAAAAACTCCAGAAGATTTGTTGATGGCAATGGTTGACGATCCCGGTGAATATAGCGATTTGGCGGCGTTTGTTCAGAATTTTCAAGGTTTTAATGTTTCTTTTGAAGATAAGGTGGATGAAGCAAAAAACTAATAGAAGAAGGGGATTGGGAAGCAAATTTCGCTTACTATGCCCTTCTGAAGCTTCACATTTTGCCTTCTGTATTCCTTGCTATGGATGAGCAGGAAAAGGCTTTTACTGTAGCGACGATCAAGGTGAAAATAGAGGCGGATAAAAAAGAAAAGAAACGGATGGAAAGCAAATCCAAAAGGAAAGGCAGGTGATGATATGGCAACGATTAGAACGGCAATCGAACTGCAGGATAATTTTACAAATGTTCTGTATCAGGTAATCAATTCTGTAAATCTTGGACTTTCCGCAATGGAAGATTTGCACCAATCCATGAATAGTTCTGTTAGTACAGCTTCGATTGACGCAGCGCGAGAGGCTATAGATCAGGCTACCATATCCATGCGGGAATTAGAAGCGGCAACGCAGCGTATCGACCCTGCAATTGATAGCAATATCAACAAGCAAGGGCAGTTTAATCGTGAAATTGAAAAAGGGGCAGATGGGTCAAACGGATTGTTGCGCACAATAAAGGGTGCTGTCGCAGCCTATGCTACGGCTCAAGCTGTTGGAGAAGCTTTAGACTTATCTGATACCTTTACGAATACTACCGCCCGTTTGAATTTGATGAATGATGGATTGCAAACCACGCAGGATTTGCAGAACATGATATATCTTTCAGCAGAACGATCAAGGGGAAGCTATCAAGCAACTGCAGATGCTGTTTCAAAACTTGGACTTATGGCAGGCGATGCATTTGGAAGTTCAGAAGAAATTATTGCCTTTATGGAACAGGTAAACAAGCAGTTTACAATTGCTGGAACAGAAGCCGCAGGCATTGATGCTGCTATGCTGCAGCTTACACAAGCAATGGGCTCTGGTGTTCTTCGTGGTGAGGAATTTAACAGCATTTTGGAACAAGCCCCAAACATTATACAGGCGATTGCAGATTATATGAATGTTCCAAAGGGGCAATTAAAAGATTTGGCAGCGGAGGGACAAATTTCTGCTGATATTGTAAAGGCAGCTATGTTTTCAACGGCTGATGATACCAATGCAAAGTTTGAAAGTATGCCGAAAACCTTCTCGCAAATTTGGACTTCTTTTCAGAATACCGCTTTAATGGCGTTTCAACCTGTTCTTCAAAGGATGAATGAGATCGCAAACAGTGAAAAATTCCAGAAGTTTGTGAATAATGCGATTGGTGTACTTTCAATGCTTGCAGGAGTTGCACTTAAAATCTTTGATTTGCTTGTGGGCGTTGCGGAAGTTATTGCAGATAATTGGTCATGGATAGCTCCCATTATTTATGTTGCGACGGCAGCCTTAATTGGTTACTGTGCAATTTTAGGTACATACAATGCTATTCAATTTATCAGTAATGGTATTAAAGCGATTTCTATTGCACGTTCTGCTTTAGAATCTGGTGCTACGCTTGCAAAAGCAGCAGCTACCAAAACAGCTACGGACGCACAAGTTGGGCTAAATGCAGCAATGCTTGCTTGCCCTATTACATGGATTATTATTCTTATTATTGCCCTAATTGCAATTTTCGTAATGTTTACGGAGCAAGTTGTTGGAGCGATTTGGTGGCTTGGTGCACTATTTAAAAATATAGGACTTTGGATTGCAAACTGTGGTATTGCTACATGGGAAGCTATCAAAAACATAGGTTTATGGTTTGCAAACTTGGGGCTTGCAATTTGGGCTGGTATAAAAAATGTTGGTCTATGGTTTGCGAATTTAGGATTGGGTATATGGGAGGTTCTGAAAGCTTGTGCAAGTAATGTTGGCACAGCGTTTTATAATGCTTGGATAAGTATACAAATCGGATTTTGGGGCATGGTTGATGTTATCATGCAAGGGCTTAAATCTCTTGCAGAAAAAGCCAACAGTGTTCTTGGTTGGATGGGCGTGGATATTGACACCTCTGGTCTTGATTTTGCGTCAAGGAAAATAGATGAGCTCAACGACAAGAAAGAAAATTATAGCAGCATTGGAGAGGCGTGGAATGACGGATTCCATACATTCGAATATGACAGTCTTTCTGATGCGTTTAGCACATTTGAAGTTGACTGGGGTAAGGTTGGCGAAGGATATAACACTTTTGATGTATTTGAAAAAGGTTGGGGATCTGAAGCATATGGTGCAGGGGCTGAAATAGGCGCAGGAATACACGACAAAATAATGGGTGTATTTGGACTGGACATGGGCAATGGATTCAATGCGGATAATTACACTGATTTAAGCAATTACGGCGCAGGATTTAGCGGCATCAGTGATAGTATAGGTGATATCTCCGAAAACACTGAAAAAATTGCCGATGGCATGGAAATTACAGAAGAAGATTTAAAGTATTTGCGCGATATTGCGGAGCAGGAAACAATCAACCGATTTACAACTGCAGAAATTACTATTGAACAAACAAACCATAATACTGTTTCCGGTAAATTAGATTTGGATGGAGTGGTATATGGCTTGACTGATGCTGTAAATGAAGCAGTGGATATTATCACGGAAGGAGTGCATGTATAAATGCATCATGGATATGATTTTTATTTAAGCAAATGCTTGTTACCGATTGCGCCGGACAAACTACAAGTAAAAATCAACAATGCAAATGACACACTTACCTTGATAAATGAAGGACAGATAAATATTCTGAAAACTCCAGAGCCTACAGATGTTGAATTTGAGTGTATAATTCCTCAAACAAAATATCCATTTGCGACCTATAGATCAGGTTTTAAAGGCGCTTCCTATTTCCTTGATTATTTTGAAAGTCTGAAAGTAGATAAAAAGCCTTTTCAGTTTATTGTTTCAAGAACTTTGCCAAATGGTAAGGTTCTTTTTTCAACAAATATGAAAGTATCTTTAGAGGACTACAAAATTACCGAGCAGGCAAAAGACGGTTTTGATTTGAAAGTGAAAATCAAATTGAAGCAGTACCGGGATTACGGCACAAAAACCGTAAATATCAAAATGTCAGGTTCCAAGCCTATAGCAACAGTTCAAAACGCACGTGCAGCGGGAACAAGTCCTGCCCTGGCTGCGGCTCAATCTTATACTGTTGTTCAGGGGGACTGCCTTTGGAATATTGCAAAACGATTTTACGGAAATGGGGCGAAATACACAATTATCTACAACGCGAACAAAGGGATAATTGGCGGTAATCCAAACTTGATATATCCCGGGCAAGTGTTAACGATTCCGGTTGCATAGGAGGGATACTTTTTTGAATGTAGAACTTTTGATTTCTGATGCTTCTGGTTCAAAGGCATATATCCCGGTTATAGAAGAAGGAATTGAATGGAGTACAGAAAGAAGAAGCACACCTGGGAAGCTGACTTTTAAGCTGGTAAAGGATTCTGTAATCAATTTTCAGGAAGGGGCGGCAGTCCGCTTGAAAGTGGATGGAACCCCTGTTTTCTTTGGATTTGTATTTACAAAAAAGCGGGATAAAGATCAGATTATTGAGGTGACTGCCTATGATCAATTACGGTACCTGAATAATAAGGATACCTATGTATATGAGAATAAAACTGCATCACAGCTTGTTAAGATGATCGCAGCAGATTTTTCTTTGAGCACTGGAGCACTGGAAGATACCAGATTTGTGATTGCTTCACGGGTAGAGGACAACACTTCTCTGTTTGATATGATAGAAAATGCACTTGATTTGACACTGCAAAACAGCAAGGAAATGTTTGTTCTGTACGATGATTTTGGCAAATTGACACTGAAAAATATATCTTCTATGTATGTTGGTAAGCCGGGGGCATATCTGGTGATTGATGAAGAAACCGGAGAAAATTTTGAATACACTTCCAGTATTGATAGTGATACCTACAACAAAGTAAAGCTTACTTATGATAATGAGAATACTGGGAAACGGGAAGTTTACATTGCACAGGACGGGCAGCATATTAACGAATGGGGTGTATTACAATATTTTGGTACATTGCAAGAAGGCGAAAACGGGCAAGCAAAAGTAGATGCCCTGTTGAAGTTGTATAACAGCAAAACAAGAAATCTGAAAATTACAAATGCAATTGGTGATGTGCGAGTCAGGGCCGGAAGTATGGTTGTAATCAACCTTGCTTTGGGTGATATGAATGTGAAAAATTTTATGTTGGTTGAAAAAGTAAAGCACTCTTTTAAACTGGATGAACATTTTATGGATTTAACACTTAGGGGAGGTGAGTTTATTGCCTGATGCAGTAGAGCTTACAAAAGCAATCAAACGTGCGGCAATAGATGCTGTAAAAGCCGGAAAACCTGTTGAAGTTTGTTTTGGGAAAGTCAAAAGTATCAGTCCTTTGAAAATCCTTGTTGAACAAAAAATGCTGCTTGGATCTGCACAGCTTATATTGTCCCGCCATTTAACGGAATATAAGATTCAAATGACTGTTGATCATTATACAGAGGACATTGCCGATGACAGACAGAATACAAATACTGATGCTGATTTGTCAACTCTGGCACCGCATTGCCATGCTTATAGAGGAAAGAAGGAATTCACTGTACATAATGGGTTGGTTGATGGTGATGAAGTGATCCTAATAAGACAGCAGGGCGGACAAAAATATATTGTGGTGGATAAAATCGGATGATACCGGGAACTAAAGCATTTCTTGAACAGAATTTTGAAATTGAAGAACAACCAACTCATACCTACAAAATGCATCTTACAAACGAACTTGTACGGGGTTATACAGATAGTCAGGAAGCAATGAAGCAGGCGATATATAAAATCCTTTCAACGGAGCGTTATCAATATGTTATGTACTCATGGAATTATGGAATTGAACTACTTGATTTATATGGTGAACCTATTTCCTATGTTTGTCCGGAATTGAGGCGCAGAATTACGGAAGCTCTCACATGGGACGAACGAATTAAAAGTGTAGATGATTTTGAATTTGAAGTTCTTAAAAAAGGGGAAGTCCATGTTCATTTTACCGCGCACACGGTTTTTGGAGATATGGACATTGAAAAGGTGGTGAATTTTTAATGTATGAAGCTGTGACTTATGAAGCTATCCTTGAACGGATGTTAAACCGGGTATCAGATAAGCTGGATAAACGGGAAGGTTCAGTTATTTTTGATACGCATTCTCCGACTGCTATAGAACTTCAAATTCTATATATTGAACTGGATACCATTTTGCGTGAGGCATATGGCGATACAGCTTCAAGAGAATTTCTCATCCGGCGCTGCAAGGAAAGAGGAATTACTCCTTATGAAGCAACTAAAGCTATTTTGAAGGGGGAATTTATACCTTCAAATATTGATGTTACGGGGCAAAGATTTAATATTGGCACAATAAATTTTATTGTGGTTGAAAAAATTACTGATGGAGAGTATCAAGTACAATGTGAAACTTCTGGCATTGTTGGCAATCAGCAATTAGGCACTATGACTCCAATCGATTATATAGAAGGGCTTGAAAGTGCTGAACTTACGGAAATTCTTATTCCTGGCGAGGATGAAGAAGAAACAGAAGATTTACGAACTCGTTATTTTGAATCTTTCAATGAAAAAGCCTTTGGAGGAAACGAACGGGACTATCTTGCTAAAACAAACGCTATTCCGGGTGTAGGCAGTACTAAGGTAACAAGAGCTTGGAACAATGATTTTCGCCCCGCTGATATGATACCTTCTGCAGCGGTTAATGTGTGGTATGAAGGTATTATTGACACACTGGATCAGGAAGTTGCTCTTTGGCTTTCTACTGTTTATATAGCAGCGGCAGAAAAGAAACTGACAACTGGCGGTACGGTGCTATTAACAATCCTGAATTCAGATTTTGGACTTGCTTCTGATACGCTAATTGGGACAGTGCAGCAAACTATTGATCCAAATGAAAATTCAGGAGAGGGGCACGGTATTGCCCCAATCGGTCATGTGGTGAATGTGAAAAGCGCAGCCGCTAAAAATGTGACGGTAAAAACCAATATTACCTTTGATGCAGGCTATGGTTGGGCGAACCTTCAAAGTGCAATCAATGCAGTTATTTCGGACTATTTGCTTGAACTTAGAAAATCGTGGGCTGATAACCCTTACTTGGTAGTTCGTATCAGCCAAATTGAAACACGTCTTTTGGGTATCAGAGGCATTGTAGATATTAGCGATACCAAAATAAATGGGATTGCTGACAATTTGATTTTGGGAAGATATGAAGTGCCTGTATTTGAGGAGGCAAGCGCATGATAAGAGAAATTGATCTTGTTTCATACTTACCTCCGTTCATGGCAGATTTCAAAGAAATAGCGGCTGCATTAGAAGCAGAAAATCCAGAATTCAAACTTGTTTGGAATGCTGCCGATCAAGTTTTAAAAAATGAATTTGTTGAAACGGCTGATGAATATGGAATTACCCGATTCGAGAAAATGCTGAACATTTTACCATATAATACTGACACCTTAGAAGACCGCAGACTTCGTGTGCTTACAATGTATAATGCAAATACTGTGTGTACGCAAAAAGTCCTTGAAAATATGCTTGATTCTCTTTGCGGTAAGGGCAAATGGAAGTATAATCTTTCGGCACAGACATTTACTGTTAGTATTAAAGTGGCACTTGAAAGCATTTCACAAAAAAACTGCATAGAAGATTTTTTGAAACAACTTCTTCCTTGTAATTTAATATATGATATTTCACTTATTTTCACTTTGTGGAGGCATACTAAACCATTTAGATGGAAAGAGATGTCTGCATTTACATGGGATCAATTGGAAGGAGGCGCGCCAATCTAATGGCTACATATACAGAAAAATACGGTTTAATGAAACCGGATCCTTATGATTATGTTGATGTTATGGACATCAACCAAAACATGGATAAAATTGATCAGGGACTTACAAACAAACCCACAACATACATATTATTATGGAACGACAGTCCACACATCGACAACCGGGAGGAAAACGAACCGGTGCTGCAGGAATTGTGCGCATTGGAGGACGGAAAATACCATGTTGTCCTACGAAATGGAGGGCGGGAGTATCCGCTGAACCGGCGGGAATATACGAAGGCAGAGGGATACTTCTATTACTTTGGAGGAACGCCGAATGCTGGCTATACTGCCGCAGAATATGTGGTACAGTATAAGCCTGCAAATGCGTTGGAAGAGGCAGAATATCATCAGACAATGAGTGGTACCGTCAATGGGCTGTCTATGGAAGAAATGAACTTTCTCCCTCCTTCAACAGATCTGGTGAAGATTTATATAGATGACCATGCAAACAATACGGATTTGCATGTCACAGCAGAAGAACGGGTAAAATGGAACGCAGGCGGTAAGGGAGAAAAGGGCGATCCCGGGGATCCCGGAGAGCGTGGAAAAAGCGTATATGAGATATATGTGGAAAACGGAGGAACGCTGAGTGAGTCCCAGTGGCTGGCAAGCCTGTCCCAGACACGCCCGGAGTTCGCAGACGATATTACAGGATGTACGGACACCTCCAAGGTGTACGTCCTGCCGGACGGATATATCTATGCATATATGACCCGCCATACAGTAAATAACCCCAACCAACTGGATCCAGCAAAGGCAGCGTTGAACGTCCGGTTCAGTGGATCGGGTACGGTGGCATACAACGGAGGCTTTGCAACCGATTACATCCCGGTGGATCTGTCTGCCGCAGATCCATATATCGTACGGATCGAAGGACTCCCCGCAGGCTGGTCTGATTCCTGGGTGACAGGCTCCCAGAAAATCGCATTTTACGGTGCGGATAAAAGTCAGATCAAGACGGTATATATCCGGTACCAGCAGACAGCCACCGGAGACAGTACGAAGCTGCAGTACCAGAACGGACAGTATATCTGTCAGTTGGGATATACGGGAGACGACAATGGGAATAACCCAACCGCAACCGGTGTGGCAGGGGCAAAGTATGTCCGGTTCGGACTGGGCATAAACAGCGGTACGGAGATGACCCGGGAGGATATTGCAGATATAAAGATATATTTTGATCCCCTGCATACAGATACCTATGAAACCGCATGGATGAACACGGGACTTGCGTTTGTACCTACAGATTATGAGGACAGAATCCTTGCGGCGGAAAACGACATAGACAGCATAGAAGCAAAACTGGAAACTTTGGAAACAGGGGGATCTGGAGAGATCCTGCCGCCGGACTATTGGATGACAGCGATAGGGAACAAGAAGAACAGCATCAAAACCCGGCAGCAGTCCGGCAGGGATACGTTCCAGTTTGTGTGGTTTTCCGACATGCACGGTGTGAGCGGATATGTGAATCCGTACGGCGCAGGAACCTCCAGTCAAGTGAACATTGGAAAAGTGGCACAGTATTTATGCAATACATTTAACATCCCATTGGTGGCGGCCAGCGGGGATATGGCGTCCCAAGCGTCCCATGTATCTGTGCAGAATGTATATACCGAATACAAGAACATACGCAGCATACTTGCTCCGCTGCCGGATGAGAAGCTGCTTGCAGTTCGGGGAAATCATGACGGATCCTGGGGAGCGGCGGTAAATGAAGTGTATTATCTGAAGCATATCGGAGCAGGTGAAGTATACAATGAGATCTACCGGAGGCAGGCGCAGGATGGACAGCGTGTATTCGGGGGAGACGGAACGTATTTCTATGTGGACAGCATTCCCTGCAAGGTGCGGTTTATCATGCTGAATTCCAACACAGACGGAGACGGAAGCAATGACGCGTCCGGGAATGCGGTATACAACAGTCAGAAGGTAAGCGTATACGGTACGGAACAGCTTGCGTGGCTGGGAGATGTTGCTTTGCATATGCCGCAGGGATGGACGGCGGTGATCATGGCGCATCAGCCGCCGGATACAAGCAAGGACGGTACACTGCTTGCAGGGATGATAGAGGCGTACAACAACAGAGAGGCATACAGCGGCACAGTGACGATACAGCACGATTATTGGGGAAACAGTGTATCAGATAATACATACAAGACAGTGACAGTGGACGCAGACTTCACGGAGGAGGAAGGAGAGGTTGCGGCGTTCTTCCACGGGCACATCCACAAGGACAGGATTGATACGCAGACATACAGCTTCCCTTGCATATCCATTACCACAGCGGGAGGAGATGTGCGGGACGAAAGTCCGGTACAGCGGGTTCCGGGAACAGCGACGGAAACGGCGATGGACGTCGTGACGCTGGACAAGGCAGCACGCGGGATCTACATGACCCGCATTGGTGCGGGAAGCGATCGGGTGTGTGATTATTAGGAAAGGATGCCTTAGCCCCTTTTTTTCAAAAAAGGGGCTAAGAACCCCAAAAAACTTTGAAAAAGGGGTTTTTATGATTCTTTTTGACAGGTTTGCACGAACCAAAAGGCTCCCCCTAAAAAGGGAGGTGGCACACAGCACAAACTTCACAAGGCTCCCTTGTGTAAAGGGAGCTGTCGCTAAGCGTAGCGATAGCGACTGAGGGATTGTCATACGATCATTTTGAAGAATCTGCAAATCGGCAGTATGTGCAGACAATTCCTCCGTCACGGCTAACGCCGCGCCACCTCCTTTTGCACAAAGGAGGCTAACAAAGTTTGTGCAGCACTAAAAAAAGAGTTTTTATGACCCTTTTCAAAGTTTTTGGGAGTTTTTAGAGGACTTTTTACAAAAAGTCCTCTAAACGGAGTTTGAGGCAGAGCCTCATAATAAAGAAGGAGGTATCAATGACATACGGAAAAGCAACAGAGCGGTTAGACGGACTGATGAGCGCGAGGGATAAGGCAAAGCTGAACTGGATAGAGGATGGGGTTATCCCCCGGTATTGGCTTGGTGCACTGAAGGCGGGAGCAAAGGCAATCAATACAGCCCTGCTGGGAGCAGGAGCAAATAAATCCGCATTCCTGTTCTATACGGACGCCCACTGGAACTATGGGTCCGGGATGTCCCCCCGACTGCTGAAATACCTGTACAGACATACAGGCATGACAAAAACCAATTTCGGCGGGGATATCGTAAACGATGAATCAACAGAATACGACGCAATGGCGTACCTGTGGGACTGGAGGCGGCAGCTAAAGGATCTGCCAAACCACCACAGCGTGGTGGGCAACCACGATGACGGAAACGCAACCAATAACCTGTTCTCCCAGGAATATGTGTACGGGTTCCTGCTTGCCCCGGAGGAAACGGATACCATCGTCCGGGAACGTACAGGTATGTACTACTACATGGACAACCATGCGGAGCACACCCGGTATCTGTATCTGGATACGGCATACAAGGGCGTAACGGACGCCCAGCTTGCCTTTGTGAAACAGGCGCTGGTTACTACACCGGAAGACTGGCACATTGTAGCCATAGCCCATGCGTGGTATGAAACAAACTACACCACAACCCCGCCAAGCGTAGGCGCACTGAACAGCGGCGCGGCATCCGTCCTTGCCATGTTCGACAGCTACAACGGGAGAGTGGGAGACTACAGCGCATGCGGGGGCTGGGTGGAGTTCTGTATAGGCGGACACACCCACCGGGACTATGACGGAACCTCCCCTTCCGGGATTCCCATTCTGTTGATGGAGACGGACAGCCGGCATGTACGCAACGGGAAAAGCGGTGCCCGATATGTATACAAGGCAGGTACAGACACGGAAGCGTCCGTGAGCGGGATTATTGCGGATTACGACCGGCACAAGATTCACGTGATCCGGATCGGCAGAGGGGAAAGCAGAGAGATTGCGATTACGAATTACACAGTGAACTACACCAACCGGATTCCCTTGTCCGTAGGACAGGACGGAGAGAGTATATACAACAGCATCGGATACAAGGCGAACACAAGATGGAGTTCTTCCGGTCACGCGGAAGGAACAGCGTCTGGGATCTATCTGACAGGATATATCCCCTGTAATGCAGGGGATATTGTGCGGCTGAAAAACATAACGATGTTAAAGACGGCGACCAGCAACAACGCCTGCATGCTGCATTTGTTCAAGGGACTGACGAACACCAGCGAGGGGAACTACAATGCGGCAAGTATTACCAATTACACAAACGGCGTATGGGGAGCAGACGGGAATTTGACGCAGTTTACGGTGGAAGCAGGGTCTCAGTGGAAGTATTTCCGCATCCAGTGCGAGGGGATCAGTGCGGATTCGGTCATTACAGTGAATGAGTTGATTGAGTAGATGGGGGGGAAAGGATCAGGGCTTTGCCCTGAAACCCATTCAGAGGACTTTTTGTAAAAAGTCCTCTGAAAACTCCCAAAAACTTCAATAAAAGGGGTTTTTATGCAGGTTCGCAGGAACCTAAAGGCTCCCTTGTGCAAAGGGAGCTGTCACA